AGGTATGCTTTTAAATTGTTGCAAGACATAATTCACAAACTGACTCTTATCATATGACAACATCAACATTCCAATCTCTCGTATTAAATGTCGGCCGTCGATAACACCTTCAGCACCATCTCCTACCCACTTTAATGTGGTTCTTTTAACGTTGTCGTAATCTAATTGAGAATTAAGTTGCAGTAATGATTTACATTGCTCATGTATAGGATCAGCAAATGAAACTTTAGTAAAGTTGTGCTTGCGAACTAGAATGTCCGCGAAAGTGTCTTTGCCTGCTCCTTTATCACCTGTTAATGCTATAATCATTTAATCAAATCATTAATGTAATTAATATTATATATTATAGACTCTTTTTGTTGAGAAGTCAACACTTTATTGTAACTAAAGTCAACTTCCTTTTCGAATTTACCATCAATAAGGCCTGTTGGACTAGTGTCAAAGTGCAGGTTATGTATACCAGCCCAAATAGCTGCGCTAGAATCCCAACTATAAATGTATGGATGAAATTCCGTTAGAAGTTCTACCTCTTTCGGTCCATCCACCATACCTAAACAATGGAATTTTTTAATTGTGTGATCATCTACGGGACGACGTTCTTTGAGTAACCTGAAAATTTCCCGTCTCGATAAATATCGTTGTAATCTGTTAGAGTGCGATACATCAAATGCGTTTGGTGTACTGAGAATACTTAGTCCTATGAGGTCAACACCAGCGTCTATGCCCCACTCAATTGAATCTAATAGGTCATCAACACACCCCAATTCGGCTTGTGGTACATAAAAAGTTTTAAATCCTGCTTCTTTAATAGATGGTATTAATTTTTCTGCGGCTTCAGCAGTTTTTTTCCAAGGTTCTGCAGGATAATCGGACATGACAATATATTCTGCATTGCAAGCTTTTCCCATTTGTATCAGCTTGTCAGACTGATACATTGGTTTTTTCTGCTTCCACATCTCAAAAGCAGAATTATCCATGATTTTTGGAAAACTGGTATTTAATGTGGAATAAAAATCTCTATATGTTGAGCAACTCTCAACAAGATGAGCTAGTATTAAATGTGCAGTGTTGAATTGTGAAAATTGTGATAGATAAAATGTAGGGCATATGTGAGCAAATTTGATCATAATAAATTTAACTGTAGGTTGTTAGTTAGCAGGGTTAGGTCTGCTAACTAATTAAAGTGTGTATGTGGAATTATTTTAATCTATACTGTCTCAAAACACTCTTTATTCCAGGGGTAGTCTTCATGATTGTCAATGTCCCCTTATCAAGATCGAGTTCATAATCACCTTTATCTACATCTAATCCAGCAGATTGTAAATCCCATTCTAAATCATCGAGCATAGACTCATCATCCATAAATTTGCTCAACCCCTTATAAACCTTCTTACCTTCTTGTATTGGATTTGAATCAGTCACTGCGTTTTTTACAGATGAAACTAGTGACTGCATTTGTGAAGTTTTCACTTTATTTTTCTCCTAAAAATTCTATTAAACAACCATTTTCCTCATCTTCCGAGACATTTATAACCACATCTCGTCCGACAAACTTTTCCTGGATGTACATATGTAAATTTTCAGCTATCATTTCGCATGACTGAAAATTTAATTTCAAAACACCCCCATCATAAAGCCCTTCCAATTCTCGTTTAAATTGTATAAACTCTATTTCTCGATCATCATGAAACACTTCAATTTGAACTTTAAAGTGAAAAATGTGTCGATGAGGATAACCTAAAAAGCTCACATCATCCAAACCGCCTGTGGCTAATGCTGGATCCGTTAATGCTTGAGGATATTTATGTATACCTTCTTTTTGGAACGTAACCCATATCCATCTTTTCATAGTCATTTTTTAGTTTTCGTTGCAGTTTTCTTTTTTGACTTTGTAGGTGTCGATTTTGACTTTGTAGGTGTCGATTTTGACTTTGTAGGTGTCGATTTAACCTTAGCAGGTTTTTTAACTTGTTCATCAACAATATTCATTTTACTAGATATTGTTCTCAACAACAACCCATATGCTGGTAGAAATACTAACAACCCAACCGACATCTTAAGCAGAGTTTGCGAAGTAGCTATCTCCATCCAATTAGCGGCCATATATTCATCAGCTGAGTTAGCAAACGCTGTATAAAAGAATGTGTACGTGTCTATGATATTTGCAAAAACTGTTGATACTGCTGGAGCTAACCACCAAAAACTAAAGCGTTCTCGAATAGCTTGAAACACATAGACATCCAAAAGTGTCCCCAAAGCATAAGCTGTGGCACTAGCAAACCCTATACGCATAGCTACAGATAAAGGAGCTCCTTCTGCGAGAATAACTAACATTGAACTGATAATTGCTATAGGATATGCTACAGCAATAGTGGCTCGTGCGACGTGTTTACCTAACAACCTAATCGTCAAATCAGTTGCGACAACTACTAATGGAAATGTAAAAGCAGACCACGTTAGTTTTATTGTAAACAATTCAACTGGGAGATTTACTAAAGCGTTGGATACAGTAATAACTAAAATATGGAATCCAACCAATTTCCACAACATACTCTTATCTACATTTTTAAATATATTCATCATTTTAAATTTACCTTTTATGGTTATTGTTTCTGGTGTATGATAACACTAATTTTTGCTTAAAGAATTTCTTTCATTTCCTTTCTTATGTGTTGTTTATAACTTTCATTAACTAGCCGAATCCATTCGGGGTTGTTGTGATTTTGTTGAACTCCATGATATATCATATGAACCCTGTTCAACATTTGATCATTATGTATTATATAATGTTTGTTTGTAAGGTTTAACAATCTTGCTTCTCCTGGTCTCCAGGATATATTATAATCATTCAGATACGACTCTATTTTATCTGAATGAGACAAGCAAAAATTGACGGCTGAATCTAGTTTGTTTGTTTTAGCATCTCTGTGTTCAATAATAAACCCGTTAGGCTCTAATAGCATGTACCGAATTCGTCGATATGGTTTACATGGGAAAGATGTATTAAAAAAATGTTTAGCTACCGGTAACATATTCGACACTCCAGTCCAACCATATCCTGATACATCAGACGAATCATCAGATGTCGTAGTGGTTGAATTTGCACCCCACAACGACAAACTCTTCCACCCTCTCCCATCCGTTGATCTGTGCTCAACAAAACGATCTAACAAAGGCGTAACTTCATCTAGCATAGCTTGATAAGGTACAGTAAGATTTAAAATTAAATTTGTTAAACCAGATTTACAAATGTAGTCATATAAACCTAACTCACTTTGACTTAATCTCTCCATGGAAACTCCTCTGCGGGTTGCTTTTGTATTTTTACATTTTCTGCTATAAATTTATTTGCGGGGTACCAACCTATAAAAAACGAAGTATCATGTGCACAGGAAAATATCGTATTAAAAATGGTGTCTAACTCAGACAAACTCCTTTTGTGCCAATTAGCATAGTAATTCCCTACATTAGAAAAGTATAATATAGATTTTGGTTGACGAATTAGTGGAATAATACTTTTCAAATCAAGCATATCCATTTCAGTTGTTAGAAGCTCAACTTTTCTACCATCGCGATATTGACCATCTCTCAAGGCATCCATAATTTCTATCAGGTCAGGATTTCTATCTAACACATCAAAAAAATAATCATCTAATGAGTCCCTGCCCATTCTTGTCGTGTTCCACTGATAATTAGCATACTCAGCTTGATCAAAACAAAAATCGCTATAGTTAGTTTTACGGTCCCAACCATGTATTAAGTTTTCTGTAAATCGCAAAGCATTAGGATTAGTATCAACAATGTGTACAGTTTTAATGTGCTTGTTCACGTATAGCAAGGATTGCAACCCATTTCCACACCCTATAAAGTTTTTAAATGTTCCAGGTGTGTCATCTATGGAATATTGTTGTTCTGTTGTAAAAGGATAAATTCTATCAGATCGAGGATTTTGAAATTTTACAAGTTTTTTCACATCAACTTTTGAATTAAGAAAATCGACATATAAAAACTTTTTATCCTCGCGCACTTCATCAGAAAAAACCCTTATTTCTTTTCCTTGCCTTAGTAAATTCGATATTAGAAAAGAACTCGTGGCTGGACTCTCACCAACCACATCAGCGTAAATAGGTATCTCACTACCGCCATCTTTGATCCAATGAGGAGTGTGTATGTGGTGAAAATTTTCAACTGATCTATCAACTTTTCTAAAAGTTTTAGTGGGAGTCGGGTCATAATCCTTAACCTTCACTAACCAACATTGATCATGTAGATGAAAATACTTACGCTTGTTGTCAATGATGTGTCCAACCAATGAAGCACCTTCTTGAAATGTGTCTACTATAACCCTTCTATTGAATCGGCTGCCAACTTTAAAAACTAAAACATATTCTGTAGTGCAACTTAATATATCCTCATCACGTAAGGTTTGTACAAACTTCCAACCGCCCCTTTCAGTTTGTTGTTGAGCAAGTATATCTATGCAATTCAGCGCCTGCAGATATTCGACACTGTATTGTTTTAATTCAACGTTGTCTACAATAATATACGATAAACTACTTAAGCCCGCCATCAACACCTTTATATACCACGCAAACAGCGTTCCATGGATGTAAACTTTCGAAATGCTCCACAACAATACAAAAATCTTTTACTTGTTCCCACTCATCCAATGCCTTATATAGAATTTTACAAACATCTTCACTAAACAAGAGATTCGACCCATTTAATTCAGCAAAAGCTTGTTCATCACGACGTTTAACAATTACCTGTACCTCTGTTGGTATATTTTTTCTGCACAATTCAATAATGTCCTCAATCCACACCAGATCATCCGCTTTGTATTCTATAGTGACACGAGCTCTACTCCGCTGACTGTGAGCATTTGCCGCAACTCCACGTTTGTCGGTTGCATCTTTAGCCAACTCAAAAGAACATGGACACGTTGAACTGTATATATAATCTACTGTTAAATAATACTTATATGTTTCAACTCCTTCAGCATCTTTATGCCATCTTCCCTCAAACTCTACATTGTAAGCTATATGACCTTTCAATTTCTCGTCTGATATCCATGTGCCATCTTCGATAAATCTCCCAGGCATATCACCCACAACGTCAGATCCTTTAGGTCTAACCACCTTGCGAGTTCTGAGAGCATGTTGAAACCATGGATACTTAAATCGCAGTTTAACATATGCGTTATCTGAACCTTGTTTTTGCGCCATTTCATATAAAACATCTTGCATAGATCCTAAGGCATCTTTATTCGCCATCTTATCCATCATCAACAAATAAAATCGAGACAAATTTAAACCTTTAGCTTGTGGATCATCAAGGGAACAATACAAGGACGCTTGTGCCAAAACCTTATCCTCTACATCCATATTTTTTCGCTTAATATAAATCGGCATGTCTACAGGAGCTATACCAACTTTTTGTATGGGTATAGTTGCTCCTGGTAAAATAGGATCTATTTGCGGATCTGGTAAACTTGCGTCAATTGGATAGAAGTCAGCGTCATAATTAAAAATCAGATCCGACATTTTCTTTGAATAATCTATTCCCATATATTCCTGTCAATATTGTAGTTTTTAATAATATTATTATACATCATACACATGTAAATGTCAACGATAAATTGTTTTTTTATTCAGCGAGCAGCATTAAAGACGGAGTTGTTGGTTAGTCAAAAGCGAGTAATTGAATATTACATTTCACGGGATTCATGATTATAAAGCAAAATGTTTAAACCCACTGGTTTTAATTTTGTCAATAGTTACCATTGAATCAGTTGATATTATTAGCGAGGTCTGATTCTTTTTGCTCAGGATCGTCCTTATCCTTAAACCAGTAATCTGTACTTTTTGCTAAAACAGCCACGTATGCTCCAACCATGATATTAACTAAATCTCGGCTTTCGGCTGGCAATGCAGTAAAAAACAACAGCCACACTAAAAATAAAAATGTGCTAACTATCATCAATGACAACACAAAACGAGCCCACCAATTCATTTTTTTTCGGCGTTCAATATTTACATGTAGATCTATCTTCATATTTTCCTTTGTTATATATTATTCAAGGCACCACGCAACCAACGAATATCTTACGCCACTTATTACTGGTGAAACCTTATGTTCAAGATTCTCAACTTTACTAAACGATACACAATCACCAATATTCAACTCAACATGTGGGCGGTTCCGGAATTCAAGCAGCCCTCCAGTAAACTCAGAGTTTAGTAAGATAATATTTGTTTGACATCTATTTAACCCATCCATGTGCCATGTATAATGGTCACCTACAATGTACTCAGCTAATTGCAATGATACCTTAGCGTCTGAAAATCTCAACTCCAAATCTTTATCATGGAACATGTGTGTTCGACAATTTCTAATATTTTTATTAACTTGATTTTTTCCTATAACAGCTTGCTGTAATTTAGCGTAATATTTTAAAATAATAGAATAGCATTCAATTTCGCTAAAAAAATATTCCTTAACATGCATCAGCTTTAAATATTACAATTTAAGATGAAAAACTTGGTTCTACTTGGGGCGATAAGGGGGTGTTTCTGTTACGAGGCACAACCCCATAAGCCCTACAGCAATTATGCGGCTAATGCCACACTCGCTGAATAATAATCGTTATTATTTGCGATTACTTTTTCGATGTTGGTCATCACCCATCCGTTCTCGCTGTTACTCTCACTAGCAATCGAATACCAAAACACCCCCAATTCGATTATAGTTGGTGGAGGTGACCAGAGTTGAACTGGTGTCTTACTTAGTTACCCTACAGGTCATCAAACAATTATATTCTATTTATGCCTAATATTGTCTTCATTTTTTAGTTTGCATCTAACCACTTTTTATTGTAATTTGAAGTATATGCATTGGGGTACCACGGCCCTCCTAAAGTATAATGTAGAGCTTTGATATCAGTTCTATCTTCTTCATATTCACCAACTAACCAATTCCAACGCAAATCAATCGACCCTATATGTTCATCATCAACCCACTGAAAGCTGTGCAAATATGATAATGGGGAATTGAAAACATCAACATCAGAATCAAATAATCCTTTATTCCAAAATATCAAGCTTGACCAATTTTTCCGATCATAATTCGTTTGTTTTCCAGACGACTTAACCTGCACTGATGATGTGTAATTCGGATGTTTACACACGTAAATTGATTTAGTATTGTCAAAATTACTCACGATCTGTTGAGGATCATCTAAAAATATAAAATCATCATCTACAAACGCCACCCATTCGTTGGTGCTCATATCTAGCTGAGGTGGTAAAAACCGTGTTCGTGTAAATGGTGTTGTTCCTTCTTCTTCAAATAATGATGGAAGCTGAAAACACTTTATATCAAACTGTGTGAGAGATTTGGCTGTTGCCTCAAATGCTTCTGGGTATTTGTGATTATACCCTATCCAAAAATTAACCATAATTTTGCACCGTTTCTTCTAATAGACTCCAATAATTTGGAGTTTGTTTAATAAATACTTGTGGAAGATCATTCTCAACCGCTACAACTATCACTATATTATCTATTGGAGTTTTAGTCAACTCTTCATATGCAATACTATAAAATGTCCCTTGCAGAAAATAATCTTCTACCCACTCCTCTTTTTTATACTTTCCGGACGTCTTCCAATCTATAATAGACAATTTACCATTCCATTCGGCTATACAATCACACCTACCAGCCACACCGAGTTGTTTACTCCACAAAGGTACCTCTATTCCATGTATATTATCCATATTAGTATCTATAACAGATTTAATCGATAAAAACATTTCTCGTACATTTGGGGTGGCATCGCCATAATAATCACATTCGTTGTTTATATACCGTTCAACAACTTTGTGCATTCCAGTACCACGGCGTGTAGCTCGAGTGGTAATTTTATTGGCTTCTTCCTCTCCTATTCGCTTCCTCCACTCCTTGAAGAATTTAGCTTTTTTCTTCCCCAATATCGTAGTGATAGACGGGAAATTCCCATCAGGCGTCACGTATTTTCGCTTACCATTTATTGTTTCTGATTCTAACTCTGTAAAAGGTTGAATAGAATGTTTAAACCTTATATCCATACTTTTCATAACTATTTAATACTATACGTTGAAAATCTTTATCAGTTCGCAAACCCTTACCATGCAAAATCATATGCAGTCTACGCTCTTGTGAATTGTTAATAACAGTGTGTTTAAAATGTACATTCATAAGTCTAACGTCACCTGGCTTCCAAGGTATCGTTTGACCATTAATAATGAAATCGCAGTCTTTCGGTTGATTAATGCAAAAATTTATCGCACTGCATAATCGAGGGTAAGATATGTCGCTATGTAGTGGTATAGTTCCACCAGGCTCTAACAGCATAAATCTAATCCGATCCACATCTCTAACAGGGAAATTTTTAAAATATTCAGTAGTCACATCAAGAATGTCAGCAAACTCAGTCCAATGTAACTCCGGATCACCTGGGTGAGAATCACCAGGCCGGAACCAATGACTTCCTCTCAAACACAAACCTTTCCACATACCAGCCGCGGCTACGGGTCTGTGCTCTTTAAATTGATCTAAAAATGGATAAATTTCATCATAAATTTCATTATATGGAAATGGTATATCCAACTTCATATTAGTTATATGAGAATTGTTAATCTCGTTGAAGAGCTTCAATTCGGTTTTTGTAATATGTGTCATATAAAGTTTTTCTCCAAGGAAGATCCAAAGCAGTATTCAATTGTAAATCTTTTTTGGTGTATACCTTTGAACCTCTAAACGGCACCATACCCAAAAAAGCTGAATCATTATCCATGTGAGACAACACAAAACAAAACAACAAATCTGCGTCGATTGCGGAAATTGCATGGAACGTGTTTGCATATGACAATATATTTGAATAGTATATAATTGTATTTGGCATCTTCAACGCATATAAGATCTTATAAACATCAAGCATGTCAGTATGCATAAAACTAGTATAGATTCGCTTATTTCGAATATTATCTAGTGTCTCAAAAAAATCAGATTTTTTATCTATATGGTCTAAAAAATACTCATCAGGAGATATTTCTTTCTTGTGTATAAAATTATCACCTGTATTAAATTTTTCCACAGCTTGTTCATATGTTTCATTGCGCCAGTTCCAATCATATATTATGTATTTTGTAAAGTTTATTGCATCAATGTTTGTATCGAAGAAATGAATCGACTCTAAATTTGGATGAGCATACAATAAAATCTGTAATGCGTTAGCACAACCTACAAGGTTAGTATAATTTTCACATTTAATATCATATGTTTTTTCTGTGCTAATTGGGAACAATATTGGCGGTCTGTTTCGCACATTCTGAATATGGCTACTGACGTCATGTGGATAGATATAACTTTTATCGTTCCGGATTGTTTGTGGAAAAGGCATTACAATCTTACCGCTCCGCAACAAGTTGGAAATTAGATCAGCTCCTTGAGGTTTTTGTGCTGTACTTTCAAACTCTTCTCCTCCATCTTTGATCCACGTAGGCGTATATTGATCATGAAAGTTTTCATCAGATCTACATACGCGTCTATGAGTTTTATTCACAGTCACGTCATAATCTAACACTTTAACCAAATAGCACTGATCGTGCAATTCATAATATCCAGTATTCTTGTCTAAGATGTGTCCAATTAGAGAAGCTTCCTCCATCAAATTCATTACCATTAAAGTACTATTAAAAAACGTACCAATCTTAACTATCAAAGCGTGCGATGTTTCACATGAAGTAATATCATTACATGTCAACGACGAAACATACTTCCACTTATAACACATTGTACCCTTATCACCTACATGATACCATACAATATGATCTATAATATTCAATGCTGTTTGATAACCAAAAGGGTGTTTTTTTAGTTCTAGATTATCAACTACAACAATGGTTATATTTTCTCGAGAAATCATGAAGGAATCATCATGTTTGATCCATAATGTGTTCTCTTAATATCTTTCAAACGATCCCTAAACCCATCATCAACTTTTTTGGGATTATGCACCCACGGATCACCTGGAAAAGGAGACCCGACTACTGCGACAACTTCTCCACCACAATCAGTCTCAAGACATCCACGTTTAATAGGATCATGTCTTTCTGCAATGGACAACAAGTCTTCAAATTGGTTATTACATGATGTACATCTATATTCGTATGTTGGCATTCTGGTTCCCTTCTATTTGTAAAATATGTGTGTGTCTATAACTGCCGTTACCACCATAAACTTGCTCCACTTAGGTAAAATGTAGTTTGCATGATAAAACAATGCTCCATCTGTAGGATCACGCAGTTCTGTTCTTACCTTATAATAATACTCAGCTAACTGTTTAGTTTCTTTCCACACTACACCATCATATGGAATGTCTGATAACCCATTACAATACCAACTAAATTGACAACGGTTTAAAATTGGTTTACCATTCGATAGATGTTGGCCATCATATATAACACCACACATTGTATCTGGAAACCTAGACGATTTCACTCTATTATAGGTAACATGAGCGACTGCTAATTTGCCAGCAGTGGATTCTACAGCCGCCTCAAAGTATATATTTTTCTGCAGACATTCTATCTCAACTATGTCTTCTTGCGTTAAACCTGGAGCAACCGCGGGTAGACTCTCGCGTACTGTATATATATTAGATTTTTCTATAACAACATTATCTGCATAAGTATTATGAATTTTATGTGGAAATAACGCAATCGCAGCGATAGCTATTAAAAATATTATTCTCATGTGCAATTCTCCAATAAATTAATCAAACAAATATAATTATCAGGAAAATAACAAAAAGTGTATGAAGGGTGGGATTTAAGGCAACATATCCGGAAAAGTGTCTTGCACGAGTTTGTATGTCAATCCAGGCACGTTTAGTTTTTTATTTTTCATCTGAATTAACAAATCTGCTTCCTCTGGTGTTACTGATTCTAATACTTGTATGAACATCTGTTCTTTTTTTAGACTGGATATATTACCATCATACTCATTAGTAAAGTACTTAATCATTCGGATTTGACCATATATCAGCTTTGAGTTTTGCGCTCCTTCTGCTAGTTTTTGATATGGTGGTGATCCTTTAGGCAATACAAACATAACCTCTGGATGGAAAGTATACCTTAGAAACTGTCTAAGATACGGAGAATCATGTTCTATCAACATCTGCTTCCTAATCCGCTGAGTTTCAAAATTAGGTTTACCTGCTTTTCCGATATCACTAAACAAATCTACAAACGATATAGACATAATTAAAACTCCTGTATTGATTCAGTCAATTCACGCAACCGGTGTTTAATAAAATAGTTAAGCATTTTATTTCTACCAGTAAAATGATCTTTATTGTAATGTGTAATTATATTTATCTCCACCATTTCTGGCACGTAATCCAAGTCTATCATTTTTTGATTACGTTTAAAGTTCCGAAAATGCTCACCTTCTAACACAGCCTCTAAGTTATCCGCAGAAATCCACTCATCCAATTTCTTTTTCGTTAATTTTCGTTGACGCTGATTTGCAACAAATGTATCATCAGGAGACAGTACATTTGGAACACCATCACTTCTATCACCTTTCAAAATTAAATTAACTTTGAAATCATTTGGATTAGGAACTGTTAAGAAAGTTTTACTTAATGGTGACCACTGCGAAACATTGTGATACTTATGAAGCTGTATAAAATCTTTATCACTTGATATTATTAGTATTTTGCCTGCTTTGTGATAATGTTTGCACAAAATGGCTATAATATCATCAGCCTCGCATGCAAGGTTTGACATGACCTTGTATGGCAGTTCACTATCTATCTCAGATCTCACCTCATCCATTAACCTGAAAAGACTTTGCCAATCAATATTTTGAGGATTTTTTTCGCGATCTTTCTTTCGATTCGCTTTGTAGTGTTGAAAAATATCTTTTCGCCAATTATTTTTACCATCACAGCAAAATATAAACTCCCCCCATTCACTCTTGAACTTTCTACTTAACATTCTGACGTTAGTTAATATCATGTGTCGAAACAAGTGACCTCTCTCAACATCATCCACACTTTTAAAATGCTTTTGTAGCTGCATAAAATTAGCAATTACTAGTTGGTTATAATCTACAAGTATCATGTTTTTTTGCGTTTTAGTTTTGTTGTTGGATAAGCGATTTTATTACACCCCAATAAGATTTCTTTGAGGTATTTTACAACCTTATTGCGTTCGACTGCAGTCATATATTGGTACGCCTCTTTAATATCTGGTTCATTATGTACATTACCTATTTCATCGACACGATACTGAATTAACGGTATCAACAATCTGGCTACTGGTTTTTTTATTTTATGTATACGCGTAAAATCATTAAAAGTTACCTTAGATTTATAACCACTATCTAAAAACGAGTCAATTAAATCATCTACGTCAAAAATCAAACTTTCAGACCGTCTTAAAATACGACTTTGCACGGAAACGTATGTAACTTTTTTTGCTGCCGGCATCGAAGTTTTTCTCAGAGTTTTTAAATATTTTAACTTACTGTTAAAAATAACTTCATACTTTAACGACAGGTTTGGCAGACCTCGACTCAACATTCGACACAAGAATCCAAATCCTCGACCAATGGTATACATATCAGCAGTATTGAGCTTCTTAATATCTGATGTGGTACGACTTGTGGTTTTTAAATACGTTACAACAAACTGTAAGCTGTCAGCATGATCGTGTTTGTGTGCGTACCACCTATAAGCTTTCTCAATTGCAGTATTTAATACACTATCATTCGTATCAGAGTCAACACTATCCCATGAAGGCTCTGGATCAATCTTAACAATTTTTCGCGGTACACGTTTCTTTAGCATACGGTTGCCCTAGTTCGATGAGTTTTTGTGCAACACAGATTCCATTAACTGGTTCCACTTATGTGCTCGTTGATCCCATGAATAAAATACATCAAAATAAGCTTTTTGCGTTTTTAAAATATTCTGCAATGAATCATTCCAATATTGATCTATCGCTCCTTTTAACAACTCAGAATAAACTTTGGCATGTTGATCTTTGTCATTAATAAAATTATACATCCAAGCAAAGTTTGCGCATGTTTCAGGTAAGGCTGCAAGATTTGGTACTAAACATAATAATCCTGCACTCATTGCTTCTATTACAGTAATACACGATGTTTCTGGGTATATTGATGGGTATGCAAGAATATGGCTACGTTGCATAGCTTCACGAATAACATTGTTAGGCACGGATGGATGATATTCAACATTCTTCATGAACTTTGCTCTATCATAAAGCCCTTGAAACTCTTTGTTTTGTTCAGCTCGATCATATATGTCAAAACTTGAAAACACTTCTAAAACCGCGCGGGAATCATTAAGCTGTTCAAAAGCATCTAATAATACTTCTAAGCCACGATGTGGAGTAGAGGCATATATCAATCTAATTTTTCCATCCTTCGGTTTGTCATGAACTGGAAATGGTTCTATAGCATGTTGCATAACGACACCTTTTTCGTATGGAACACCCAAAAACATTGAGTATTGTTGTTGTTGCCAATGACTAACAAACACAATAGCATCAAATAAATCAACCTTCCATGGTTCCCGTCTTAAAAATTGCACCTCAGGATCATCTGCTGTATCATGTACCCAAAAAATTCGAGGTTTATCTGTTTCTAGTTCACGTACTCGCGAACATATAATCTGTATTTGTTCATACAGACTTGGATCACAATGTTTTGTCATCCAATTATACATCAATTCAGTTCCACCAAACGCTTTGGAGTTTTTCACATCATATGGAGGTAGTGTATCATCTATAATATTTAAAGTAGGAGCATTAAAGTTTTTTGTCATTTCCAATCCTTTCAATTATCTTATAATAAAAATTTATATTAGCTTCTCGTGATTCTTCTTTTGCTTCTGGATATGTGGTTGGCGTTTTTATTTGTTGTAACCATTCTTGTGGTTTGCACAATACTGGTTTGTGTCTAAATCCCCAAAACTTTGAACACCACGGAAACGCTATAACCTTACGACCTAAAAGGGTTCCCCAATATGCACCATGATACGAATTTGTGACTATAACTTCACCAGAAGCGAGATGGCGTATAACTTTATTAAAATCAGATTCATCATTCATCAAATGAGGATAATTCCAGGTTTCTTGTGGCATTCCATGAACGATATTAAGTGGTAACGTGCTGTGACTAAAGAACACTACTTCAGTTTCTATATTATATTGTACATCAAAAGCTTTATGCATACAACTAGCACATGGTACCCAAGATACATTTTTTACAACACTGCGTAACTCTTTGTAATCATCACGTATTCCTAACAAGTCAAAGTCTCTAATACATGCAGGATACTGTATAGGTGTGTTTGGAATATACTGTAACTGCTCATTTAAGCATATGTACGAATGATCACCAAGCCCCCATCCATATTGATTATAACCTTTTCTCTTTAAGATTTGCGTCATGTATGAAAGTGGTCGCATTTGTCCGATTAATCCACCTCCACCATAAATAACATTTTTATGTGGCGGTTCATATACAGTTTTCATTTTCCAAATATCAGCATCATGTGATCCAAGATCGAAATACTTGTTTGGAGCACTATACCAATCGCCAATGTTGGTTTCATCAGATCGATAAATATTTGTAGTGTATATTCGTTTTAGAGAGGGAAACATGGATGAATTAAATGATTTTGGTTTTAGTACTATCAGTGAAGATGGGTTTAAATCTGAACAGATAGCCCCAACAACAAAAATTATCGAACAAGAAATTGAAAAAGCTAAGTCTAATCAAATAACAGGGGTAGAGAACCAGCTTAATAAAATATGGAATTTGTTGGATTATCATTATCAAGATATAGACAAGCACAAAGAGGCTATTAACAAGGAATTTAAAAATAAAATGGGTGATCTGGAAAACCTTATAATACCACTACTTAACAACTTAGCCAAGTCATCGAATAATGAATACATATACTGGCCTAATAGAAGAGATATTTTGGAAAAACACATAGAAAAGATAACAGCTCTTACACGCGATATTAATATATTTACTGATGCAGACTGAATCCATATTTGCAAATAAAATATGAATCTACTATATCCGAACCAGGGTTACCTAATTCCTGTACAAGTTGGAAACTTTCAGGCTCATTGTTCCACGACACTAACATGTCTTCTTTTTTACTGTTACCTTTACCTGTTGCGTATTTCTTAATAACAGTAGGCGGCACACTAATACAAGGAAAATTCTCCTCTTTAAGTTTATATTTGAGGATTCCCACATTCTCAGCTATATTAAACACACGTCCAACTGACCCATATGAATAATCTTCAATATAGACCTGTTCAACTCTACCATCATACCACCGGATTTGTTCAATAACCCAATCAGCGAGAAATGAAAACTTTGCAACTTGGGTTAAATCTTTGGGCATTTTATAGCAATTTACATTGGAAAATTCGGACCACCTTGATCGCCACTTATCCAAAGCAAAAAAACTAAAATTACAGCTAGAAGGATTAAATTGTCCATGTTTATAAATACATACGCTTGGAGAATTGATTGAGTAATCTATGCCGGCGATCAATATCCTAACCTCTGCAATTCCTCTATCGCTTGTGATGGTGTTTTGTAATGAATAGAAACTCCACCTTTATTTGCCCACTCGTTACAATTTTGCTCGTTATCATCTATTAGAATATTCGGTGATAAAAATTCTCCGACAGCAAACAACTGCTTTTCTTCTCTATAAACAACATTTACATCCCACGGCAAAGCATTATAGTGTTTGCTCATCCATGCCATTTTATCTATTCGAGCTGTCGGACATTTATCGTGAGTAGGTATAGCTGTCAAAAAGCGAGGATAATATATTTGAACATAGTCCATCAAAGTGTCCGCACCTTCCATTTTATCTAATTGCATGAATACGTTATTATCTATATCTGCCCATTTGCCATTCCACATACTCTTTGATTTGTATCGTTGCAGTATATAGCCATCAAAGTCTGCTAGCACACCATCCATATCAATAAAAATTATCATGATATAATACCTGTTTGTTATTTCGTTTTATAAATCAACTATTTCGCAACCACTTGCTGAACACGCTGCAGTTTGAGCGCCTGCTGTGTGATCATCTTTCTCAAAATCACTAAGAGACGTCCAATCTACATTTTTCGGCATCAACTTTGATACGCTTTTAAATTCTTCTTCTGTACAATCTTGATATGGAGCTTGGTGGTAAACGTGTTCACTGAAAGGTAAAAATGAAACGCCACTTATTGAATTAAAATTATCCCATACCCAACTACCAACTTCCATCCATTCATGCTCTTTAACGGTAATAGTTACAGAAGGTTTGTGTTCACACCAACTATCTTGATACACCTTCCAAAGGCACAATTGCTCAATGGCTGTCACATCATTCCTACATATAGAACTCTTAGGGCTTTTATGAGGAAAAGAAAAGACGGTTGTATGATCTGGTTTTGTTACATCCGGTTCGTTCGGAAACCCTGCTTCCTTCATAAAATTACAAAGAGGGTCTTTATTATCTGCTCTAACAGTTCGTAAATATACAGGATTGTGTCGAGCGTGTATTCCAGATGATGAATCTACTAACTGTGACACCGTTCCACTCGGTTTTACACATGTTATAGCAGCCGCTCGTGGTATCCCTAACTTACTTGCCCACTCTTTATTGGTTGACACCGCAACGGCACGTAATTCAGCTAACAGTTCAGCAGTTTTTGCCAAACCCTTCTTCCCATTTGTTAGATTGTTATCCATGATGCCAGTAAGTGAAACACCTAACAACCGTTCATCGCTACAATTTTTCATCCACTCGCGGGTTAGATATTTGAAGCTAACAAGTGTCGATTGCCACGTTCCCAAAATCGTCGCTTTCCTTACCTTATCCTTTAGGTCATCTTGAGTATCAGTTCCTCGAATAACAACCTCCGATAAATTACAAAATTCACGTGATCTTAAAATTATCTCACTGCAAGGATTCGTTCCAAAGTCTAATTTTGGTTCTCGCCTTTTAACAAACTCTCCAGTTGCTTCATCCACCTCAGTTTGATTTAGGCGTTGGACTTGATTGAATGCAGATAAACTATTGTATATACCGCGCTCACCTGATCGCGAATCATACAGAGACAACCACTCTCTCATAAATGTACCAACGTCAGGCTTTTCTTTATAATTGACAGAATTATTAGCTAAGGCTCTCTGAACATCTAACTTAAACCATTCCCCATGTTTAGCAAACCGCATTTCTCTATCATTTAAATCGCTTAAACTTATAAGAGCACTTCTACGAACTCCTCCCACAACAACTATTTCAGCAGTTTTGCATATAATATCATGACACTCAATTGGTTTCAGTTTTCTTCCCGCAGCAGTTTTGAACATCTCTGTCACAAACCAAAACAGCTCAACTAACGGCTCAGGTCCAGATGCTCTTCCACCAAAAGTTTTTAACGGGGATCCAGAGAGTCTTACCTTACTCACATCCCACTTAGGAATTAAACCTTGGTAAAGTAATGAAATTAGTTCTTTGTATGATCGAGCCCAACCTATTTTACTATCAGCGACTACTATAGTTGTATCTGTAGGATAGAAATCTTCTGCTATTACTGGTAACTGTTTTGTGTATTCTTCTTCTACTGAAAACCCAACTCCTGTCCCATTCATTAACACATACATAATTTCATCAAACGATCGCGGCGAGTCGCAGTGAACATATGAACAATTATATCCAGCAACGTTTTCTTTTTTAAGGGCTTCACCTGCCGTCATCAAACAACGCATCGACGGCATAACGTCCAATTTTAATATTGACTCACGCAACTCATTCATATCATTAACATCGACTTTATAGTCACATACAGCATCTAAATGATTGCTAAAGAAATCACAATACCTGTTGATGGTTTCATCCCATGTTTCTCGACGCTGTTCTTTCCAAAGCCATCGCGCGTATCTTGATAGGTGTATAAATGATTGATATTCAGTTGGTAAATTCATTTTAACATCTTTCTATTTAATTTTTCTAAAAATTCGGTACGTTCTCGTGTTGATAAATTAAACTCTGCACCCGTCATTACGTGTAATTTCTCAACAAGTTCGGAGTCATCAAAGTCCAATGTACATTTTATCATGTCTCTAATGATCTTCATCTCTTCTGCAGAAAATGTTTCAGCATTCAAATTATAATCCTCGAATGCTTCGCAACATATTGGAAAATGGGGTTTGACCAATTCATACATTATATTGGCGTAGTCTCGTATTTCTTGTTGAGCATGTGGACTGCTTCTCAACTTATAAAAATGGAAGAAGTTGTGTAAATCTATTTTCCAAACTACTTCGGTGTAGTTAGAAACAGGTAGGATTGTTCTAGCAAGTTCTCTGGCGAGTCCCCAGTCTAATAAGTTATGATATGCGTGTGTTGCACCATCTAAAATTCTATAGATCTCAAATTCCACTTCGCCTGGATTGGGGAGAGTGTCTTCTCTTCCTTGTTTATTAGTAGTGGATTGTGTTTTGAGGTCTTCACCTTTAGGGAAATAAAAATCATCACTCATTTCAGAATAGCGCCCAGAATATTCGTTAAGATTTGCCGTGCGATGGCGAACCAACTGGCGCATGATGAAAATGGGTAATTTGATATGGAACTTGACTTCGCACATCTCCAACGGTGAGGTGTGTTTGTGTCGTATGAGATATCGTATCAGACTTCGGGTCTCACTGGATTTTCTTGTACCCTCCCCATAACTAATTCTGGCAGCATTCTCTACATCCTCATCACTGCCCATTGTATCTAATAATTTCACAAAACCGTGTTCGTGAACTTTAACTTTTTCACTCATGTTCTTTTCCATTGATTAATTCTCAATCGGGCCTGTAACCCTTCAAACGTGTTGCTCTCAATAATGTTTAATATATAGCTCGGATCAATACCCCCAACAACCATATCATTAATATCTTTATGACATGTATCATTAGGCCACACCACAACTCGAAAACCTCTCTTCAATGCTTTTAACATTTTATGATGAATTTCAGCATTCCGCCTTTCATTGTCATAAACAAATACAATGTTTTTGCCAAGAAATAAATCAACATCATCTAAATCACTACCTGCCATAGCCATACAATTAGGAATAAACATCGAGTCAAACGGTCCCTCAGTTATATAAGCGAGACTTGTACTATTCCACCGCTCCAAACCAAATATTTTTGGAGAATTTTTGTTTATTTTAATGGTGAAATAGCGAAAAGTGTTGTTTGTGATGCTACGACCTTGAGCAGCTATTAAATTCTTATCGCGATCAAAAAATGGTATAATTATTCTCGGATCATTGGCTATGAACCTAGAAGCTAACTCTGGATCATATGTTGTAATCCAACTTTTGAAACATTCAGTATAATACAAATCGCTGTGTCGTTCCTGAGGAATACGTCGAGCCGTTACATATTTTACTGCTGGGTGATCATCACTCAAAAGTGATAATGATTTCAAATCGACATTTTTAAATTTGGGAGGCTTAAACATTCGAACTGGTTCAGGGTGATCACGTACATTACTACGGTCTTTAAATTTTTCAAAAGTGTATTGCTTCGATAATGTTGGATCAAGTTGATCAATCAAATGTTTTAAGTTTCCAGCTGCACCACAATTATGACACTTGTATAATATGCTATTGTCCTTTACGAACGCATAACCTCTTGATTTATACTTGTTCTTCTTAGAGTCGCCACATATAGGACACCGAAAATTATATAATTCGCGAGATTTTCTCTTAAATAGACTCAGCCTAGATGACAGCAAGTTTAGATATTTATGATCAATAAATGAAGACACGATATTCTTAGTGGAGGTGTAGTTAAATAATATATTATATTATAACACAATATCACAAAATAATCAACAAAAAACGCTATTGGCGTTTAACACGTGAACATGACTAAACTTTAAAAATTCTTACAATCTTAAGTATTTCAACACCCGCATTTAATGCGTCCTCAACACAAATTTCTATATTATAATCATCAACTATAATGCCACTCAAATCATATTCACTTTTCACAAAATCAACTAATTCAGAAAACTCATCATCATCAAGATCACCAACTTCCATCATAACGTCCTCTATATGATCTAACGCCGGACCTAGCTTTCTGATAGGTTCAATAAAATTAATCGCGTCAGACCACCCAATATCACCATCTTCTAGTGATAATGCTGTTGCTCGACCCAATGAAAACACAAAAGATAGCACTTCCTTAATCTCACTTATACCTGCCATTATTTCCTTATTTTTTATATTGTTTGGTTATATCTGAAACTGTTATTCCGGATATTTTTTTATTTTTCTTTCTAACTATTACAGTAGAATTATCACTACCAGTTCCTGCTACAGCTAAACCAGTAGCATTAGCTGGTACTTCTTCGAGAGTCATTAATATTGATGGTAAAATCATTGATAATAGCGTTTGAATTTTTAGCGGATCAATACCTAAACCAACTGCTCTTGATATTATAGCTTTCGCTTGAACATGATCTATTCCTAATTTTGTCATGTCACGTAGGTAGTTTTCTGGAAGATCAACTTGCTCTAAAAGGTCTTTAGAATGTTCGTCAAAAGATTGAACATTCTCCAAAATGGTGCTAGTTGTTACGGCATCTCGATGTCTTCCAATATCATACCCCAAAGCTGTCGGATCAGTCAGGGTATTATAAAAAGATGTAAACTTAGCTTCTAGTCGCGACTCAACGTCGGCATCATGCATTTGAACATTTTTTCCTGCAATTATTTGACCGTTTTCCGTAAGCACTGTCATTATAGATTCATGCCGAGCTTCCTTCAATAAAAATAATGCTGCTGCAAAAGACGCTAATCTCGTTCCACCAAATGGAACCTTACTCATTATCCTTTTTAAATTGAATATAAAGGTATCCATTAACGTATAAGCATTTTTTTCATCGCGAGTCTTTAGGTTTCGACGTTTTTTTAAAACCTTGCCTTTGTCATCAATTATCCCTAATTTAAAAGCAGGGGACTCCTTAAAAGGAGTTGACAATCTTTTGATGAATGAATATAAAAAATAGATATCAGATCCCGTTTTAAGCATTCCTATGGGATCCATTGCAGGATTAACAAAACTTTTTAAGATAGACATTTTATATTTTTCTCAATTCTTGCACTGTTTTTTCGTCGAGCTGAATGTCGCTATTTAAAATATCTTTACTATGAATGCCTGTTACTCGCAAAGGCATCATGTGTAAAAAAATAAGTAATGGTTTTAATATTGGCCAATAATTACTTTGCAACTTGAAAAACAATATTCGCGTAGCAGCTTTGTTGTTAAAAATATTATAAATCATTATGACGTGATTTAACAATAATCTCACTTTCAAAGTTTTTGTACTCTCATACTGATTCAATAATCGTTTGATATATTTAAACCGCTTCATGTCGTTATGATAATCCTCAATAGATGTACACTGAGGATTATCATAATTATGCATACAATACAAATCAATATTTTCTGGTGTCAAATTTGTAAAGTCCATTCAACGAGGTTCTTGTTTTTGATTGGATGCAATCACCTCATCATCTGCAATACACTCTTTTAAAAAATAATCTACCGTCTGTAAAGCTCCATCTATAGCGTTTAAGGTAGTTTTCAAATGTTCACGTTTTTTTGTTACGTCTATCAAATCAGCCTCAACTCTTTGTTGATCACGATGGAGCTTTTCTTTTTGCTGTAGAATCAATTTATGTTCAATCATATATCATACCAATATTTTTAATTAACTTAATGCGGAAAACAAAGCAATGTATCTAGTTGTGCCAGATACTTGAACTTTCAATGCTCCAGCAGACGTTGCTGCTGTTCCTGAAGTATATATGGGACCAGCATTTGCCCCTGCAGAAGCACCAAAACCTCCGCCAGGTATAATATCCATCACAAAGTTAACAGTATTGGATCCTGCGCCACTTGCATCAAGTTTCAAGAATGCTGATGCATTCACTGACTGTGTTGCAGTATTGGCCACCTGTAAACTCATGCAATATACATTAGCAACGCTTGTTGGATTTGAAGCACTGTGTGACAATCTTGCAACTATTGCCGCACCTTCCGTGGTTATAATTGTATTAGCATCGTTGATGTGATTAGTAAACTCTGCAGTATACAATCTTCCAACGTTTCCGTCTGTAGTACCAGTGTGAGTTGCACTTGTATTAACTTGTAATGTTATTACATTATTATATACGTTAGTACTTGAGTTGTCAGAATCACCCACGTGAGCAATCTTCAACACAACTTCATCGGTACCTGCTGAAGCTCCATTAGATGTGTGCGTTATTCCTCCTAAAAAACTTTTTACTGTTAATTTTTTATTCACAGGAGACCCATTAGGATCATCAATTATATGAATTAGGTCTTCACTTGCCGCCTCAGAGGCTGCAGTCAACGCTGTTATTTTTTTATCGGCCATTTATTCTCCTTGCTGGCTGTTGTGGTGGGACTCACCACCAGGTTGTTTATGCCAGGATTTGCTCTTTATGCAAAGGATTCATCCCGGACACTTGTTATGTATTTATAAGATTAATCCTAACCTTATTAACTCTGTTTTAAGATGGGAAACTGTTGTCATAGATCCTGAACTCGTGTTCTGAGTGACAGGATCTACACCATAAAAACCTAGTTTATTAGACGTGTTTCCATAGGCTTGGTTTCCTATAACTTGTATGGTTGTCGTATTAGATGTTATATACATACTGCTATCTCCACCACCCTCTAACTTCAAATCTATTCCAGATTCTAGCTGTAAATGTCCTAGTTCAGAAAAATCTGGTGTTGAAGTAGATGTATCGTCAACTAACAAGAGTCCAGGACCAAAGTCTATTTTAGATGGCGGAATTGCTGTAATATACC